TCACTCGGGGCCCCATCCGGGCATGCCCTCCCCCGCGTCCTTCCCCTGGGCCTTGTTGGTTTGCTCCAACCACCGGGTTGCGACCAGCGACTGTCTGGACTTCGGCATGAACTGAAGGGCTCGGGCCATGTCCGCGACATCGGTGGACGGCAAAAAGCCCACGCCGCCGATCCAGTCACGCGCTGAGCCCGCCGTCGTCTCCACTTCCGGGGCCACGCTGTACGGCTCGTTGTCGTCCAAAGTCGGCGGGACAAGCAGGTCCACCGGCTGGACGCCAAGCACGTAGGCCAGAGCGAGAAGCTCCTCCACATCGACGCGACGCTCTCCGCGTTCAATGCGGCGCAGTCCGAGAACGGGGATAGGACGACCGATCTCCGCCAGCCCTTCAGCCAGCTTCACGAAGGTCAGTCTCTGCTCCTCACGGATTCGCTTGATGTTGTGCATCAGCGTCTCCCCCACCGGCCCCATCGTCGCCTTCTGCTTCTCAGCCATAGCGGCAGTCTGGCATCAAAATGATGCCAGCACAAGGCGCAAAAGATGCACTTGACGATCCTGAGTGCACGGTGGATCATACCCTCATGACCGATCATAATGAGCGTTTCAGCGCTCAGGTTGACGTCAACCTGATGCAGATTCCGGATCCGGAAACATCACCGACGATCTCTGTCGCGACCGCCGCGCGCCTGGCCGGTGTCGCACTCAGGACGGGATACGCCGCCGCCGAGCGCGGGGAGTGGCCCGTCATCCGAACCGGTCGCGCCGTCCGCGTACGGACCCGCGACTTCCTCCGCCAGTGCGGATACCTGGAGGCCGCCGTATGAGCGCCCCCACCCTCGCCGACATCCGCACCTGGCCCGCCGTCGTCCCCGTCAACCAGGCCGCCGAAGCCCTCGGCTGCTCCCGCAGCTGGCTCTACGCCCGCATCAAACACGGCGACGCCCCCGTCCGCAGCCTCCGCCACGGCACCCGCGTCGTCATCGTCACCGCCAGCCTCATCAAGGTCCTGGAGACATCGTGAACACCCAGCCCGAGGCCGGACGCCTCGCCTACATCTACGCCCTCATCGACGACGAAGGCCGAGCCCGCTACATAGGCCACACCGGCCGCCCCCTCGAAGGACACCTCGGACGCCCGAGCGTCCACTTCCGGCACCGCTTCCTCGACGCCGACCGCCGCAACCCCCGCCTCAACGCCTGGCTGCGCGAGTACGGGGCCACGCACGGAGCGAAGCCCCGGTACATCGCCCTGGAGGCCGTCCCCTACGAGCAGCGCTTCAAGGCCGAAGCCGCCTGGACCCACGCCTTCCGGTGGGTGTACGGCGAGGAGCTTCTCAACATCAACGCGGGCAACCAGAGGGCGCGCAGCGCCACCCCGTCCGCAGCAGTCGCATAGGAGAAGACATGGACCCCGTAACCCCTGAAGAGCGCGCCGAGTACGCGCAGCTCCGCGACCAGATCCAGCACGGCTTCGCCCGGATCAACGCCCGGATGGACCACATCCTCGGCGACCACGGCTTCGCGCCGGACGGCGACTGCCCGTCGTGCGAGGCACGGCAGCACCCCCAGACGTGATCAAGCCCCTCCTCGCTGGCGCTCGAATCGCCGACGCGGAGGGGCTCACGCCCCACTCGCACACATCCCGGCGTCTCTACCCGCCGGGATCGCACAAAAGAAAGGCGCGTTGTGGACATTGTCGCACGCGGCTCTGACTCGTCAACCTCGTCGGGAAGCGGGCCGGCCGGGTTGACGAACGTTGAACCTGACCCCGACCAGACCCTCGCGTTCCTCGAAGCGCTGTACCCGCGACTGCCCGAAGGCGTCGTCACGTACACCACCTTCACCGTGACCGAGCGGTCCATCAACGTCCCCCAGCGGCTCGGCATCTGGACCGCCGACAACAACAACGGACGCCCCGCCACCCACAACCACGAGTGGCTCGCCGCCCGCATCCACCGGAGCGCTCAAGGCGCGCGGCCCACCCCCGAGGAATCGGCGCAGCACTTCCCGCACGTGCCCATCACGGGCGCATTCCTCCGCCTGCCCACCACCATGGCCGAATGGCCCATCGGCAACCAGCGTGGCGGACAGTCCAACGTCTGCGAGCTGGTCGGCTTCGTCCTCGACGGCGACTACGACGTCCCCGGCCACCACAAGCGCGACGAGACCAAGCTGCCGCTCCCGCCGGACGCAGACACCGTCCTCGACATCTGGGCACAGGCCGTCGGCAAAGCACCGACGCTCGTCTGGACGACCGGCGGCGGCATCAACGGAGCCTGGCTCCTGGAGACGCCCGTCCGCCTCCCCCACGGCGAGGAAGGCGCGGCCCTGCTGAAGCAGTGGCGCGCAGCCTCCGGCCGGTTTCACGACCGCGTCGTCCGGGCCGCGAACGCACGCGACATGCACCACGACTCCGTGCCGAACAACGATCGCCTCATGCGGATCCCCGGCACCGTCAACGCCAAGCTGGGCGTCGAGCCGAAGCTGGCGCGCCTCGTCGCTACCGACGGTCCCCGGTACAGCCTGACCGAGCTGATGGAGCTGGCCCCCGAACCGGTGCACCTGGAGGACGGATCGCTCGTCGACCCGATTACCGGCGAGCTGCTCCGAGGCCCCCGGCCCGTCGCCCAGGCACACGCCGCAGGGACGGCACGCAGCACCTCCGACGACGGCGAAACCCCCTGGGACCACTACGACCGCGAGGTCTGGGAGCGCGGCACGTTCAGGGACCTCCTCACGCGCGACGGCTGGACCGAGGAGCGCTTTCACAACGGCGTCCTGCACTTCTGGCGGCCCGGCAAAGGCCCCGGTGAGCAGATCTCCGCCACGCTCGGAGCCAACGAGGGTGTGGGCGCGCTGTCGTACGGCGCGAAGTTCTTCGTCTTCTCCGACAACGCCCCCGGGCTCCTCGGCACCGCCTACAAGGACCAGTTCCTCTCCCCGTCCCTGTACCGCGCGATCGTCCAGCACGGCGGCGACATGAAGGCCAGCGCCGCCGAGCTTCGCCGCAGCGGGTACGGTGCGCCTCGCGTACCCGCTCAGGCACCGGCACCCGCCGCAGACGCGTGGGCGGACTTTCAGATGCCGACCTTCCGCTCTTCCGACTACAAGACCGTCCAGGACGCGGAAGGCAACACGAGGCGCGTCCTGACAGAGGCAGCCAAGGCACGGGTCGCCGCTCAGATGAACGGTGAAGCCGCACCGGACTCTGACGGCGAGACGGCTCCGGACGTACCCTTCGTCCCCGGACGGATCCCCCCGTCGTTCTGGGACCGCCGCCCCGTCCTGCAACACATCCGCCAGGCTGCCCACTCCCAGTGCTGCTCCTCCGACGTCTTCCTGTACGCCTACATGGCCCGCATGTCCGCCCTGATCGACCACCGCATCCGCATCAACACCGGGGCCAAGCAGCCCGTGTGCCCCAACATCTACGTCGGCATCTGCGCCCGCTCCGGCACAAACAAGTCGTCGTCGGTGGCCGGCGCACGCGACCTCACCTACGCTCCCGAGCACCGAGACGTCCTGGACGGCGTCCCGATCGGTACCGGTGAGGGAATGGCCGAGGGCCTCATGGGGACCGTCATGGAGGACGACCCAGACGGCAAGGTCGGCAAGGACGGTCTCGTGAAGCAGGTGGCCGTCCGTAAGCAGGTCCGTCACAACATCTTCTTCGACGTGGACGAGGGCGAGACCCTGATCCGCCTGGGAAGCCGGGACGGTTCGTCGCTGTGGCCGTCGATCCGGGCGGCGTGGACGGGAGGGCCGCTCGGCCAGCTCAACGCGACGGCTGAACGCAACCGCGTCATCCCTGCCCGCTCCTACACCATCAGCATGGTCGTGGGCTTTCAGTACTCCAACGCGCTGAAGGTCATCCAGGACGACGAGACAGGAACGGCCCAGCGCTTCATCTGGTGCAACGCGGTTGACCCGGACATCCCGATGGACCCGGTCGACTGGCCCGGAGAGATGCCGTACTGCCCTCAGGAGATGACGCTCAGCCTCGCCCAGCTGGCCGAGGGGCCGAAGGCTCAGCGCCTCATCGAAATGCCTGTGGAGCTGAAGCGTCTCATCCGCCGCGACATCGTCCTGCGGGGCCGGGGTGACGAGAGCGTCGACCAGGACAGGCTCAACGCGCACGCCAACCTGTCCAAGGCGAAGCTGTCCGCGCTCCTGGCGCTCATGGAGGGCCGCGACGAGATCAACATGGAGGACTGGGAGCTGGCTGAGATCCTCTGGGAGGCATCCTGCGAACTGCGGGCGTTCCTCATCGACGAGGCTCGCCGTGAGGCTGAGGAGAAGCAGCGGGAGAGGACTGAGGCCGACCTCCAGAAGGCCGTTACGATCCACACGCAGAAGGCTGCCGCCGACCGGTCCATCGAGATCCGCGCCCGGTGGGTGTGGGAGAAGGTCTCCGCCGGGGCGAGGACGCTCGGCGAGCTGAACAAGAAGCTCGGGTCCGGAGTCCGCCACACGCTGCGTCCGGGGGTAGAACTCGCTGTGGTCCGTGACTGGGTTCGACTCAGCGATGAGGGTGAGCTTTCGCCCGGACCCTCCCAGCCCGGCAAGGGCACCTGAAGTCCAGGTACCACCCCGAGGCCCTCAGCCCCCGCTGAGGGCCTCCTTTTATGCCCATATGATCCACTTCTTCTGGATTGTCGCCAGGTACCACCAGGTACCACCACCCCTTCAGAATGTCCTTTATGTCGGAAGGTGGTAGGTGGTAGTACCACCCCGGGGTCGGCTCGTGTGCTGCCTATACGCGAAAGTGGGTTTTCTCTCTTCTTTATAAAGAAAGAGTAAAAAGAGCAGGTCAGAGGGTATGTACTGACGGTCACGGCGATCACGGAGCGTGAGTGGTACCCACCTCCCCCACACGCGCGCGGGAGGTACCACCAGGTACCACCTACCACCTTCCGACATTTCGGACAGTGGCCCCTGGATAGCGACGAACCCCGGACCTTGTCGGACGCCCTCGGTACGGTCCACCGCATGACAACGACAAGCACGGCCATCACCCTCGCCGCCATCGCCGCCCTCCTGGAGATCATCGGCATCTGGATCACCATCCGAGACCTCCGCAAAGCCCGCCGCCGCCTGGCCGACTACCTTCAGCGCCCACGACGCCACTACCTCTCCGCTGCGGTGGAGGCGACATCCGCGGCGAGCGCCACCGCCACCGGACCCGAACCGACCTTGGAGCAACGCGTCCAGAACCTCGAAGCACGACTGGGCGGACTCAACCGCGAACTGGACCAGCGCGACAAACGAGTCGCCGAGCGCCTGACGCGGAGATTCCAAGGCCAACTCAAGGCCGCCGAGAGCGAGCTGGGCGACCGCCTGGACGGCCTGCGCGAGCTTGTGGCGGGCGAAGGCCGCACGCACTGGTTCGTGGCCTACAAGGGGCCGCTCATCCTCGCCGTGGGCGTCATCGTCGGACTCGCGGGCAACGTCGTCGGCGCTCTGCCAGACTGACGGGCCAACACCTCACCGCCGTACAACATGAACAGAGGGCGCGGAATGAACATGAAGACGGCCAAGTGGCGCTTCTCGTCCCTGAAGACCGGCTACGAGCGCGTCGTGCCGCTGGAACTGCACCCCGAGATCAACCTCTCCCCCATGGTCGACGAGTTCTACGAGGAGAGCGGCGAAGAGCAGTTCTGGCAGTGGGTCAAGGCCGTGCAGCGCAAAACCCCACAGCAGTGGGACGACGACGCCGTCTCGATCTACTGGGGCGTGTCGTCGCCTGAGAACGGCGTCTTCGAGACCGCCCCGCTCCAAACGCACTTCTTCAGGGAACGGGCCACACCTCCCGAGACGTTTCTGACGCACTTCACGTGGCCCGTCCACGAGCAGACCGGAGAGCGGCTCGACTGGTTTCAGCTCCCGGTCGTCAACAAGCGCTTCCCGGAGTGGGTCAAGGCGCTGAAGTGGACGCCGTCCCCGCTCCAGGGCACTTGCCCTCTGCGGTCCATCGTTGAGAGTCGGCGCGGCATCAGCTGACGATCATCACGTCGAACTGCCCCTCCTCCAGCGCCTGGAGGGGCAGAATGTGGCCGTGGACGAGATATGGGTGGCAGCGATCTCAGCAGGCTCGGCAGTGGCGGGTGCGGCCGTCGGCGGATGGTTCGCGAGGAGCGCCGGCCTACGGCAGGCGGAGGCCGCCAGGCACGCCGGGGACCGGCAGGCCGACGCGATGGTGCACACCGTCCAGGAGACCCTGGAGGACCAGCGCACGGCCCGCGTCGAGGAACGCCGTCGCGGGACATACCTCAGATTTCTGGAGGCCGTTCACGGCGCGACCGATGAGCCGGGGAACCCGGCCCGGCTCGGTGAACTCCAGCTCGCCCTCGTCGAGGTGACGCTCGACGGGCCTGACTACGTCACGAGGACGGCCTTCCGGATCCAAGAGTGCCTGCACGAGTGGCTGGAGGACGGATCCCGGCTGGAAGTCCTGCACGACGCCCAGGCGGACTTCGTTGTCGCCGCCCGCCGCGCCCTGGGAATTCCCACCCGCCCCGCCTCCCCACATTAGGTTGACGGAATGGGTTGACGAATTCCCGGCATTGGGAATTTCAGCTCGAATTCGATAAACTAAAGGCATGGCGGAACGCATAAACCCGTCCGACGTGACCTACCGGAAACGCGGAGCCCCCACCAAGTACCCCTGGGACGAGTGGATGGACGGCAGCATGTGGCACCTCCGCCACGGCGTCGACTACCACCTGACAACCAAGGACTTCCGCTCCGTCGTCTACACCGCAGCCCGACGCGTCGGCCTCAAGGTCCACACCCGGGAGACCGACCACGGCATCGTCGTCACCTTCTCGCGTGCCGGCGAACGCGTACGGCACTTCCTCCCCGCCGAACACCTCAGCCACGTCGTCACCCTCACGCAGGCTCAGGTCGACGAACACCCCGACCGCACCCGCGGGCTGACCGAGATACAGCTCGTGCCCGCCGCCTAGGAGGCATCCATGGCCAAGATTTCAGCACAGTTCCCGTCCATCGACGTCAAGGATCCCGCGAAGGTAACCGGCGCCCTGATCGGCGACCGGTGGTTCGACGTGGCCCCCGGATCACTCGAATTCCGGCCGAGCGCTCTCCATGCTCACAGCGACCCTCACGTCGGCAGGTACTACAACCCGGACTACGACTTCACTTTCCTCAGCCCGAGCGGAGAGCGATACACCGGGAACTCCCGGCACCTCAGTCTGTTCGTCGAGGCCGCATAACTGCAATTCGGCCCAGTGCCCTCACTGCTCCGGCATGATGGCCCCAGACCGTCACACAGGAGCATCCGTGAACCAGCCCGCCATCGGCCCGCAGGACGAGACCGCCTACCTGATGCAGTCCCCCGCGAATGCCGAGAAGCTCCGCAGGGCCATGCAGGACGTCCGGGAGGGGAAGAACCTCATCCGACCCACCACCAACCACTGGGCCGACCTCGCCGAGGCCGTGATCAACGAGGACGAGGAAGCCGCCGACGCCGCCATCGAGGCAATCTCCCGCACGCACGTCTGGTCGTTCGACCTCACCGGGACAAGGGACCTCACACCCGATGAGCTTGACCGCCTGGACCACGACCCGGAGTTCGGGGACGGCCACCTCACCCCGGAGTACGGCGGCGGGACCCCCGTGACCTTCCACTGCGACTACATCGCCGAAACCCGCGAGGACGCCGTACAGGCCGCCACGGAGGCCATCCGGCGTATCGGGTACGACGGCGAGCTGACTGCCGTCTGACGACGCACGACAGCGCCCCCTTCTCCATGCGGAGGAGGGGGCTTCGTCATGCTGCACGGAGACGGACCGTAAGGAGCAAAAACCATGATCGAGCATTACATGGAGCGATGTCCTCCGAGCGTCTGGGCTCCGCCCCTTTATGGCGGGGCGGAGCCTCTGTACGGCCCGTCAGGCGCTCTTCTTCTCCAGGTGGCGGTAGATGGTCGGCCGGCTCACGCCAAGCTCGTCAGCGATCTGCTGGACGGTGTAGCGGCGCTTCCCGTCCGCTCCGGTCTCCTCGTACATCTCCTGCGCCAGCTTGATCTGGCGGGCCTTCAGCTTGGGCTTCTGACCGCCCGTGCGACCACGGGCCCGCGCCGCCTCCAGGCCCTGCTTGGTGCGCTCGACCATCAGGCTGTGCTCGAACTCGGCGATGGCTCCGATGATGTTGAAGAAGAGGCGCCCGGCGGCAGTGCTCGTGTCGATGCCCTGGTCGAGAACGACGAGGGAGACGCCCTTCTGCTGAAGCAGCTCCGAAAGGTCCATGAGGTTGCGCAGGGAGCGCCCAAGGCGGTCCAGCTTGACGACGACGAACTTGTCGTCCTTGCGGGCGACTGCAAGGGCCTTGTCGAGTTCCGGGCGGGACGCCAGCTTGCCGCTGAGCTTGTCGATGAAGATCTCATCGCACCCGGCCTGCTGGAGGGCGTCGTACTGGGCCTCGGGGTGCTGGTCCGTGGTGGACACACGTCCATATCCGATTCGCATGCTCATAGTGTATCACTAACGGGGGTAAGCGTTACATAGTTGCGTACATGAGTTATGAGACACTATCAGCCCAGGTCAGCGATCATCCTCCGACCTGTATCACGAACGATCGTTCGTGAGACGCGGGGTGCAGGTGAACAGGTAGCCCGAGGCGACCAACCGACCGGGTCCCGAGGTCGGCGGGGTGGCACCCGGGCACGTGGTAGCCCAAGGCAACTATGCGATCGGGGCACAGGAAAGCCCCCACCTTCCGGTGGGGGCTTTCCTGTCACAAGGTCACCCGCGCCGCCCCTCCTTGCGGGACTTGAGCAGATCTGCGACGGCGTCCGGACCACCGGCCTCCTCGATGAGCTGGCCCAGGTCGAAGGGGACGACGGCAGCCTGACCCTTGCTCCGGCTGTACAGGAAGTGGGTCTCACGCCGAAGCCGCACGGCGGACAGCACCTCAGACAGGTTCGCCCTGGCCTCTGCGATCGAGTGTTCGTTGGTGTCCATGAAGACGACTTTACCAAAGAGGCTTGATGTACATGACGGCGCAATGTACACTAGAGGTGCAAGGGTAGCCCGCCCAAGAGGGAGTATTCGTGTACGGGTACGACATCAAGATCTACGCCGACGCAGGCCGGGAGCCGTTCTGCCGCGCACTCGGCGGGGCCGGCCTTCAGCCCGTCTTCCTCCCCGGTGTCAACGGGGAGAGCTGGGGTTACGGCGTACCGGCCGAGGACGAGGCCACCGCCCTCGAAGCCCTTGAGGCGGCAGGCATCTTCGTACAGAAGACGCAGGATATGCGCCTGACCCGCCCCACGGGAGCCCTCAAGAAGGGCGCACGCCGCGGAGCGTGACCGCTAGCCCTGGCAGAGCCCCGGCCACATTCGGCCGGGGCTCTCTGTTGTACCCACACGTCAGTTGCCCAAGACGACTATGCGGTCGGGGTCACGCATTGCCTTTGTTCCGAACAGGAACAAAGGAACTACACTTGTAGTGAACATGACGGTGCTGCCCACCGGAGGTACGAATGGCGGACGAGGTCGAGGTCCCTGACGACCACGTCGGGAAGCCCGGCAGGAAGACATCCCTAGACCAGGAGCTGATCGACGCTCAGGCCCTGGAGCTGCGCAACCAGCGATACACGGAGCGGCAGATCGCCAAGATCATGGGCTGCTCGCCATCGACGGCTCACGAACGAGTGAAGCGGGCCATCCGGCGCGTCCTCGTGGAGGCCACGGAGACGGCGCGCCAACTGGAGCGCGACCGCCTCGACATCCTGTGGCAGCGCGCCGAGGAGATCGCCACCCGGGAGCACTACGTCACCGCCCACGGCAAGATCGTCCTGGACCACAACGGCAACCCCGTCATCGACGACGCCCCCGTGCTCGCAGCCCGACGCGAACAGCGCGCCCTCGCGGAGTCGTACCGCAAGCTGGAGGGCCTGGACCAGCCGACCAAGGTCGAACAGACAGGCAACGTGACCTACGAAGTCATCGGTCTCCACGACACCACGGATTGACATGAGCACGGCAAGCCGGGTCCGCTTCGAGCCGCGCGGTGCGGTGAAGGATCTCTTCACCTCAACGGACCCCGAGTTCCTGCTCAGCGGGGCAGCCGGCACCGGCAAGACGTTCGGGGCCCTGATGTACCTGCACCTCTCGTGCCTGTCGAAGCCGAAGGTGCGCGCCCTCCTGGTCCGCAAAACACATGCCTCGCTCACCGGATCGACCCTGGTCACCTTCAAGGACAAGGTCGCCAAGGAGGCGATCGACGCGGGGATGCTGCACTACTACGGCGGGTCCGGGGCTGAGCCCGCCAGCTTCCGATACAACAACGGCTCGGTCATCGTGGTCGGCGGGCTCGACCGTGCGAGCAAGCTGCTGTCCAGCGAGTTCGACCTGGCCCTCGTCGACGAAGCGATCGAGGTGACCGACGAAGACCTGGACGTCATCGTCAGCCGCCTGCGCAACGGTGTACTCCCGCACCAGCGTCTGATCGCGTGCACGAACCCGGGACCGCCCACCCACCACCTCAAGGTGCGCTGCGACTCCGACCGTATGCGGATCGCGTACAGCCACCACGAGGACAACCCGCGCCTGTACGACACCAGCACGGAGACCTGGACCGACTACGGGCGGGCGTACATCGACCGCCTGGAGTCCCTCACGGGGGTCCGGTACCAGCGCCTGCGGCACGGCCGGTGGGTGGCCGCGGAGGGCCTGGTCTACGACACCTGGGACCCGGAGATCCACGTCGTCGACCCGTTCCCGATCCCCGAGGACTGGCAGCGGTGGTGGGGTGTGGACTTCGGGTACACCGCGCCCTTTGTGTGGCAGGACTGGGCAGAGGATCCGGACGGCCGTCTGTATCTCGTTCGGGAGATCGTCAAGACGCAGCGCCTGGTCGAGGATCACGCGAAGGAGATCAAGCGGATCACGACCAACCGGCGGGGCGACTGGGCGGCCCCGACGGCGATCATTGTGGACCCCGCCCAGGCCGAGGACCGGGCCACGCTGGAGAAGTGCCTGGGCATGGGGACGATCGCTGCCAACAAGACGAAGACGACGGGCATTCAGGCGGTGCAGTCCCGCCTCGAACCGGCGGGTGACGGCAAGCCGCGCCTGATGGTTTTCCGCAACGCACTGAAGTACCGCGACCACGCGATGGTCGATGCGCTGAAGCCGATCGGGTTCGTGGAGGAGATCACCGGCTATGTGTGGGCGTCCAAGCCCGGCAGCTCCACCGATCTGAAGGAGGAGCCCGTCAAGGAGAACGACCACTCCATGGACGCCGCCCGCTACGTGTGTGCCCACCGGGACATGAAGGGCCCCCCGAACATCCGGTGGATTGGGGGCCGCCGGTGAAGAATCTCCGGCCCCTTACCGCCCTAGCAGGCGTTCAGCAGAAGATCCTGCTGCTCAAGTCCGCTTTGCCTGTACTTCTTGCGGTCGCTGGCCTTAGCATGGTAAGCGTCGGCATCGGGCTGATCTACGTGCCGGCGGGCGTCATCACGGGCGGGCTGTCCCTCCTCCTGTTGGAGCAGCGGACCGAGAGGAACCAGGAGGGGCGTAGGTGACCACGACACTCACTGCGCTCGCCTCCGTGTTCGCCAAGACGCCCGTCCCCTTCGCGCCGCGCTTCCGCACGCACACGACGTCGGGTCAGAACTACGGTTCGACCAGTCAGTTGCGGGCGATGGAGTCGGACGGCACCCTCTTCGCGGTGGTCGCCAAGATCTCCGAGTCGCTGGCGGGCGTGCGGTGGCGGCTGTACCGCAAGCAGAAGCCTGGCGCGATGGACGGCGACCGTGCCGAAGTCACGCAGCACCAGGCCCTGAAGGTGTGGGGACGCCCCAACAAGTTCATGTCGGGGCAGCGCCTGGTCGAGACGTTCTCCCAGCACCAGCTGCTGACGGGCGAGGCGTGGCTGGTGGCCGAGCGCGCCACCCCGACTGCGCCACCGACGGGCCTGTGGCCGGTGCGCCCGGACCGTATGTGCCCGGTGATGGACCACGACGAGTTCATCGTCGGCTACGAGTACATCGCGCCCGGCGGGGAGCGCGTGCCACTCGACGACAACGTTGTCATGTGCATGATGCGCCCAAACCCCGCCGACCCGTTCCGAGGCATCGGCCCGGTCCAGTCGCTGATGGCGCACATCGACGCCGCCCGGTACTCGGCGGAGTGGAATCGGAACTTCTTTCTCAACTCGGCCCAGCCCGGCGGCGTGATCGAGGTCGAGAGCACGCTGTCCGACCGGGACTTCCAACGCCTGACGACGCAGTGGAACGAGCAGCACCAGGGCGTGTCCGCCGCGCACCGGGTGGCGATCCTGGAGAACGGCACGAAGTGGGTGCCCAACTCCTACACCCGTCGCGACATGCAGTTCGCCGAGCTGATGGAGATCGGCGACGACAAGATCCTCAAGGCGTTCGCCTTCCCGAAGTTCATGCAGGGCATCGTCGACGACGTCAACCGGGCCAACGCCGAGGCGTCCGAGTACATCTTCGCCAAGTGGACGCTCGTGCCCGCCCTGGAGCGGATCAAGGACTGCCTGAACAACAGCTTCCTGCCGATGTTCGGCGCTGCGGGCGAGGGCGTCGAGTTCGACTACGACTCCCCCGTCCCCGAGGACCACGCATCCGCGGACCAGTCCCTGGCCACACGGGCGACCGCAGCGGCCGAGCTGATCGCGGCGGGCTTCTACGCACCGGAGGTCCGCGAGGCCCTGGAGCTGCCCGAGATGAGCTTCGGCCAGCCGGGTGCCGACCAGGACCGCGAGCTGCTCATCAAGCTCCTCACGGGAGCCCCCGCCCTGGCACCACAGCTCCTGCCGCTCCTGGGCATCGAACTGCCCGCCTCGGAACCGGCTCCGGCACCGCCCGTCCCCCCGACGGTGCCGGAGCCCGCCAGGACGCCCGACGGGACCGAGGACGACGACTCGGACGGCGAGACCCCCGAAGGCCCCGTGGCGTCCATCCAGGCCGCCCAGCGCTGGGAAGTGAAGGTCGTCGACGACGACAACACCTGCGAGCCCTGCCGCTCCCAGAAGGGCCGCACCTACAAGAACCGCGCCGACGCCTACAAGGACTACCCGGGCGGCGTCGGCTACGTGAACTGCGAGGGCGAGAAGCACGGCAACAGCTGCCGCTGCAAGGTCGTCAAGCGCAGGGCCAGCAACGACACCGACGAGGAGGTGAGCGGTGGATAAGGCGTACCTGAAGCGCCTGCACCAGCAGGTACGACCGAGAAACCTCCGGCCGCGCGCAGCCAGCTGGTACGAGATCCGCAACGTCTCCACCGACGTGGCGACCGTCAACCTGTACGACGAGATCGGCCTGTGGGGCGTCACGGCCAGCTCGTTCATCGACGACCTGCACGGCGTCAGCGCCCAGCGCATCGACCTGCACATCTCCAGCCCCGGCGGAGACGTCTTCGACGGCCTGGCGATCCTCAACGCCCTGCGCCAGCACCCCGCCACCGTCAACGTCGTCGTCGAGGGCCTGGCCGCCTCCGCCGCCTCGTTCATCGCGATGGCAGGCGACACCGTGCACATCGCCCCGCAGGCGATGTTCATGCTGCACGACGCGTCCGGGGTCTGCTTCGGCAACGAGCGCGACATGCGCGAGATGGCCGATCTCCTGGACAAGGCCAGCGACAACATCGCCGCCGTGTACGCCCAGCGCGCCGGGGGCACCGTCGAGGACTGGCGGGCCGTCATGCGCGCCGAGACCTGGTACACGGACCAGGAAGCCGTGGACGCGGGCCTCGCCGACGCGATCCTCGGCCAGACCGCCGAGCCCCCGGAGGGGGACCCCGAGGAAACGGCCGGCGCGGAGGAGAAGGACGCACCGCACGCGTCCGACAAGCCTGGCCCCTCGCAGGAGACCGCCGTCACCAACTCCTCCGAGGACGGCGGCGCACCTCCCTCCGGGTTTGACATGAACACGACAGAATCTGCTCTCGCTGCCTGGGATCTGAGTGAGATCCGCGCAGCAATCACCGCCGCTAAGGAGGCGACCACACATGGCTAAGACCGCGATCCCCTCGACTGCGGCGGAGCTTGAAGATGTGTTCAACGACCGCGACCAGGTCCAGAAGCTGATGGTCGCCGGGGAGTTCCCCGAGTACGTCAAGGCGTACGCCAAGACGATCATCGAGAAGGACACCGACCTCAAGGCGCAGATCGTCGAGCAGACCCAGATGGGCCTCGCCGACCTCATCTCCGACGGCAAGGTCACCGACGACGTCCGGCGCATCAACCGGGCCGCCCTGAAGGGCTCCACCGCCCCCGGCAGCGGCGCGCTGTACAACCCGAAGGCGATCGGCGCGAAGCTCGACGGCACCTTCGACAACCTCGGTGACGTCATCCGCGCCAACTGGCCGCAGGCCGCCAAGCTCAAGGACGCCGAAGACCTGCGGGACCGCGCGGGCCGTGCCCTGGAGATCACCAACTCCTACGGCTCCAACGTGCCGGCCGACGGCGGCTTCCTCATCCCCGAGGTCATGCGCTCGGAGATCCTGTCGCTGTCCCTGGAGACCTCCGTCGTCCGCCCCCGGGCCACCGTCATCCCGATGGAGTCCCTCACCGTCACCATCCCGACGGTCGACGAGTCCTCGCACGCCGCGCACGTCTACGGCGGCGTCACCGCGTACTGGACCGAAGAGGCCGCCGCCCTTCAGGAGTCGCAGGCCACCTTCGGCCGCGTCAAGCTGGAGGCCGAGAAGCTCACCGCGTACGCCGAGTACCCGAACGAGCTGTTCATGGACGCCTCCGCCTTCGGCGGCTTCCTCAGCCAGACCATGCCGAAGGCCGTGTCGTACTTCGAGGACGACGCGTTCGTCAACGGCAACGGCGCTGGGCAGCCGCTTGGCTTCCTCAACGCCTCCGCCGCCGTGACGGTAGCCAAGGAGTCCGGCCAGACCGCCAACACGATCGTCTGGGAAAACATCGTCAAGATGTACTCCCGGATGCTGCCGACGTCCCTCGGCAGCGCCGTCTGGATCGCCTCCCACGACACCTTCCCGGAGCTGGCGACCATGGCCCTGTCCGTCGGCACGGGCGGCGGCCCGGTCTGGCTGTCGAACGGTGTCGGCGGCCCGCCGATGACCATCCTCGGCCGCCCCGTCATCTTCACCGAGAAGACCTCGCAGCTCGGCACCGCCGGTGACCTGAACTTCGTGGACCTGTCGTACTACCTGATCGGCGACCGCCAGGCCATGCAGGTGGCCGTCTCGGACACCTACAAGTTCCAGAACGACAAGACGGCCGTACGCGTGATCCAGCGCGTCACCGGCCGCCCCTGGATCCAGTCGGCGCTGACGCCGCGCAACGGCTCCAGCTCGACGCTCAGCCCCTTCGTGAAGCTCGCGACGCGCAGCTGACAACTCTTCGGCCGAGGGGCCGGGTTCGCCCGGTCCCGGTAGGCCCTAACTCGCCCGGCAGGAGATCGCATCAAGCCCCGGGCAGAGAGGAAACACCATGGCAATGGAAGCCCTCGGGCGTCTGTTCGACATCTCGGCGGGCGCGGTCAGCGCCGTCGTCAACAACAACGCCGACGTCACAGGCAACCGCGTCTCCCTCAAGAACGCGGGCGGCTGCACGATCGTCGTGGTCGCCGCAGCCGGCACCGCAGGCGACGACCTCGACCTCGACCTGAAGCAGCACACCGCTGCGACGGGCGGCGTCACCGCCGACCTCGACGTCATCGACCACTACTACTACAAGAGCGAGACCACGCTCGACGGCGACGAGACCTGGACCAAGGTCACCCAGTCCGCCCAGTCCGAGATCGTGGACGCCACCGGCGGCAACGGCACCTCGGCCGAGGAGCAGCAGATCGTCGTCATCGAGGTCGAGGCGTCGTCCCTGGACGACGGCTTCGGCTACATCTCGCTGGACTGCACGAACGCGGGCTCGAACAACAACAAGCGCGCCACCGTGCTGTACCTGCTGCGTGACCTGCACGTGCAGCGGGCCCCGCACAACCTCGTCGCCCCGCTGAGCTGAGGAGCCTGAGACATGTCTGTGATCATTCAGGGGTCCCAGCTCCGCGACATCGCACTGGGCCGGTACACCCAGGGCAAGACCTCCAACATCACGGCCGGAGGCCCTGCCACCTACCAGATGTTCACCGTCACCGGTGGCGAGGTGCTGGTCACCGCCCTCTGGGGCAAGGTCACCACCGCTGCCACCACGGCGGGTGAGACCCTGGCCATCCAGACCGACCCGACTGTGGGTGACACGGTCACCCTCGTCACCGCGACCGACATCGGCACCACCGACACGGCGGCCGGCACCACCATCGGGTTCGGTCAGTTCATCGACGACCCCGCCTCGACGGGTGCTTCGGTGGACACCGTCGTGGTGAAGGGCGGCAGCCCCCTGCGGAACGTCCTCGTCACGACCGGTGAGGTCGAGGCCGTGGTCGCGACCGCGTCCTCGAACGGTGTCATCGAGTGGTACTGCACGTGGGTGCCGCTCACCCCCGGCGCTGTGCTGACCGCGTCCGCGTAAGGAGCCGACATGCTGTGGGAATGCCTGGAGTGCTCGACGCGGTACGCGCTGGACCTCCAGGCGTGCCCGCACTGCGGATCCACCCACCGGGAGGAGGGCGACATGCCCAAGATCACGCGTCACGGCGGGCCGTCCGACGCCCGCGAGGCCGTACCGAACTCGGCGGCAGACGAACCTGCCGCCGCCGCAGAGGGAGGTGAGCAGCCATCGCCTGGGACCAGCTCCTCGCCATCGCCGCAGAAAACCGCCAGTACCTCGAAGAAGAGCGCAGCAACCCGCCCGCGGCGTGCCCGAACGACGGGGAGCCGCTCCAGTCGGGACCGCGAGGTGAACTCTTCTGCCCCTTCGACGGCTACCGGTCCTTCGGACACGGCTGACATCTGACTGGCACGAACGACGGCCCCGAGCGGAGGTGACATGGGCAGCGACGCCGAACGCCTGCATCTGATCAACCGCGACCCCGACAGGACCACGGTGGACATCCGCAGCCGCCCGTCCACCGGGGCCGCCAACACGCATGCCCTGTACGTGCAGCAGGCCGCCACGTCAGGTGCCGGCCAGGCGCTGGTCATCGAATCGAGGAACTCCTCGGCCCCCGCCCTCACCATCAACGCGCCCATCGGGGCGGAGGGCATGCGTCTCAACGGAGCGCTGACCATCTCTGCCGTCCCCGGAGCGCCCGACCCGTCCACGCTGCCCCTGGGCAGCACCAACGCCGCTCGGTCGACGGGTATCAACCTCATCAGCTCGTTCGCGGGCGGCGAGGACAACACCAACGGTACGGACTCCACGGCCCGCATCAACATCTACAGTTACCAGCGGGCACAGACCCACAGCTTCGGCGAGGTCCAGCGCATGTACGCCATGCGCCAGGACTCCAAGCAGATGCTCGCCTGGTACGGGTGGGTCAACCCGGACAGGACGCCCGGCTACGACCCCGTCACCCGCGAGGTCGCGGAAGGCGCGAGCTGCGAACCGATCGCCTGGATCGGCGCGCACATCGAGGCCAACGACCACAACTCGATGCACAACCACATCAGCATCGAGGTACCCGACTCCACCGGCGCTCTCCAGACCCGGTTCGAGATCCTGCTCGGCGACCGGACGACCGGTGAGATCGGCCTGGACAAGAGCCTCATCATCACTAACCAGTCGGACTTCGTGGTGCGCTGCTCCAACGGCCAGCAGCTCCGCCTCGCCGCCGCCAAGGGCGTCGAGAAGGGCATCCAGTTCTCCAACGACTCGTACGGGTCCCCCGACGCACGACGCTGGAAGATCAGACAGACCGCCACCGCCGAGACCGGATCGAATGCCGGATCGGACTACGAGCTGGTGCGGTACGACGATTCGGGCACGGCACAGTCCTCGACGTTCATCATGCGCCGGGACACCGGCTACCTCGGCCTGGGTGCCGCCGTCGGCGACATCACGTCCCGGCTGACCGTCCGCCAGGACGGCCAGGTCTCCGCCGGGTTCTTCGTGTCCACCACGGAAGGCGTCGCCTCCACGGCGACTCTGCGCGTGGAGACCGCCACCGCCAGCAAGCGCGCTTTTGACTACCGCCTGACAGGGGACTCCGTCTCCCGCATCCGGATGGATTCCTCGGCCACCGGAGGAGGCGGAACCCTCACCTTCGGCAATGGCACGACAGCCGACACCAACCTGTACAGGGGTGCAGCGAACCTCCTCCAGACAGACGACACCTTCCGCATCGGCTCGGCGTCCACCCTGGAGCTGGGCACGACCGGTGACACGAACTTGTACCGGGTCAGCGGCAACGCCCTGGCCACGGACGACTCCTTCACGGTGTTCGGCAACGCCCTCGGACAGGCAACCCCCGCCAACCACAACCTCGTCGCCTGGTCGTACGACCCGGCAGCAGCGGCCACGAACTTCTCGCCGACGTCTGGCACCGTCTACCTGACGGCTGTGTACATCCCCCGGGACGTCGCCGTCACCAAGCTGTACTGGCACGTCGTCACCGCCGGAGTCACCCCGACTGCCGGGCAGAACGAAGTCGGCATCTACAGCTCGACGGGCACCAAGCTGGCCTCGGCGAACGTGGACGCCGACATCACCAGCTCCGGTACGAAGGCCACCACCATCTCCTCGCAGAACCTCACGGCGGGCGGCATGTACTGGGTGGCGTTCGTCTTCAACGCCGCGACGCCCCCCGCCATCGCACGCGGCACGGGCGTCACCAGCACGTCCACGCTGGCGAACGTCGGCCTCACGGCGGCCACCTACCGGTACGCCATCAACGGGACCAGCGCCACGGCGCTGCCCACCAGCATCACCCCCGCCTCGAACGCGCCGAACACGGTCACCCCGTGGGTGGCCGTGGGCGTGTGACCCGACCAGGAGAACCCATGACCCAGCCCCTGTCCGCCACCCCCGACGAGGTGCTCGCCGTCATCCAGGAGCTGTATCCGACGCAGTTCGACCGGGCCGTGGCCGAACTGACGATCCGCAAGCAGCGGGAGCACATCGACGCCCTGGAGAACGCGCTCGCCGAAGCGGAAGCGCACAACGGGCACACCCACGACGAGGACTGAACCCCTCACCTGGGATTTCTAGCCCTGCTAGCGCCCAGGCGCTAGCATTGACATGTACAACTCAATCCCTCCCTACGCCTGCGGGCGTACGGCCAAGAACAGCAAGGGCACAGGATGGGAAGCACACCTTGGTACGCCACCAGGGAGTCGGTGAAGACGACCCTGGACGTAGCGGAGACCGCGCACGCGAACGCGCAGGTCGACCGCGCCATCGCTGCTGCTTCCCGTGCCGCCGAGGGCCTCCTGCACCGCACGTTCTACCCCCGCGTCGAGACCAAGTACTTCAACTGGCCGAACCTCCAGCGCGCCCGTTCGTGGCGGCTCTGGCTCGGGCACAACGAGCTGATCTGCGTCTCGACCATCACGGCCGGCGGGGTGGTCATCCCCGACACGGACTACTTCCTGGAGCCCAACGAGTTCGGCCCGCCGTACGACCGGATCGAGATCGACCTGGACTCCTCATCCGCGTTCAGCACCAACGGCACGCACCAGCGCTCCATCGCCATCACCGGCACATGGGGGTACACCGACGACCACACCGCCGTCGGCACCCTCGCCGAGGCCCTGGACGCCTCCGAGACGGGCGTGGACGTGGACGGAGCGACCGCAGCCCGGGTGGGCGTCGGCAGCGTCCTGAAGGTCGGCTCGGAGCGCATGCTGGTCACCGAGCGGACGCCGCTCTCCACCGGCCAGACGCTTCAGACTCCGCTCGCAGACGTAGACAACGATGTCACCGTAGTCGTCACCGACAGCAGCGCCTTCGCCGTCGACGAGATCCTCCTCGTCGACTCCGAGAAGATGCGCGTCGTCGACATCGCGGGCAACGAGCTGACCGTCATCCGCGCCTGGGACGGCTCGGTCCTCGCCACGCACACCGGGTCGGCTGTGCACGCGTACCGCACTCTCACCGTGACGCGGGGCGCTCTCGGCACTCCGGCGACGACGCACGACTCCGCGGCCACCGTCCACCGCTGGGACCCTCCGGCGGTCCTCAACGCCCTCGTGACCGCCGAAGCAATCACGCTGCTGGAGCACGGCGCGGGCGGCTACTCCCGCAGCTCCCGGCTCGGAGAAACCGAGTTCAAGTCGACCGGCCTGGGGCTCAGCGACGTGCGCGACATGGCGAAGGCCGAACTCGGCCGCCGCGCCAGGCTGGGGGCTGCGTGATGAGCAATGGTTTCCGGGTCACTCAGCACGGCCCCCTCTTCGACGGCCGCGCCCAGGCCGCCCTCAGGGACTACGTGGACGACGTCGAGGCGGAGGTCGCCCAGGAGGGCGAGCGGCTGGTGCACAAGTACATGCACCAGTTCTTCAAGTACGAGACCGGCTACTACGCCTCCCATGTGCGGGCGCGCGCTCGCGGCAGCTTCTACGAGGTCTCGGACGGCGGACGGATCGTGTACGGGCCTTGGCTCGCCGGCACCGGGTCTCGGAACTTCCCCCGCACCCGCTTCAAGGGCTACACGCACTGGCGTCGCGCCTACCAGGAGCTGGAGAAGCGAACCGGCCGCATGGCTGAACGGATCCTCATGCCGTACCTGCGACGGATGCAGTAGGGGGCGGCGCACATGGCACTCGAAGTCTCTGAGATCTACGCGCAGGTGCTGTCGCACGCCAAGCGACTCGGCATCTTCAAGCGCGTCCTCGCGCATGAACCGAAGTCCGCACCGCTCGGCATCACATGTGCGATCTGGGCGTCGTCGTACAAGCCGGTCGACGAGGTGTCCGGCCTGGACGTCACGTCGATGCGCCTGGAGCTGACAGGCCGTATCTACGTCGAGTTCAAGGCGCAGCCCGAGGACGCCATCGACCCGCGCATCCTCGATGCCACGTCGAAGCTCATCAACTCCCTCACCGGCGACATCCAGCTCAGCGGGGTGTCGTCGGTGGGGATCGACCTCCTCGGCGCGCACGGCGACGGCCTCGAAGCCAAGTGGGGCTTCATCGAGATCGACCGAAAGATGTACCGGGTCGCCGACCTGGTCATCCCCCTGATCATCCCCGACATCTACGAGCAGACCAACTAAGGAGGGAGGGGGTATGGCGAAGTCCAGCGGCCTGGGAGCCGCGCTCCTGATCGACGGCATCGACCTCTCGGGCGACATTCAGCAGGTCGACAACATCAGCTGCCCCGTCAACGCTCTCGACGTCACCGGCATCGACAAGTCCGCGTACGAGCGGATCCTCGGGCTGCGCGACGGCGCGCTTTCGATGACGACGTTCTTCAACACGGAGGAGGGCAGGGCGCACCCGACGCTCAGCACCCTCCCGACGGGCGACGTCATCGTCAGCTACCTGCACCGGTCCACCGTCGGTGCCCCCGCAGCAAGCCTGGTCGCTAAGCAGATCAACTATGACGGGTCCCGGGCAACCGACGCAGGCTTCACGTTCTCCGTCCAGGCGCAGGGCAACGCGTACGGCCTGGACTGGGGCGACCTGCTCACCGCAGGCATACGGACGGACACGGCGGCGACGGAAGGCGCGTCGTACGACTACGGGGCCGACCAGACCGGGAACTTCAACGCCCAGGCATACCTGCACGTCACCGAGTTCACCGGCACGGACATCACGATCTCCATCGAGACGTCGGAGGACGACGGTGATACCGACCCGTTCGCCGAGCGCCTCACCTTCACCGAGGTCACGTCCGGTCCGACCGCCGAGCGCAAGACGATGACGAGCCCGGCGACCCAGCTGATGGAGCGGTACATACGCGTCACCACGTCCACCACGGGCGGGTTCGACTCCTGCTCGTTCGTGGTCATCCTCACAGTCAACGAGGAGGAGGTGGTCTTCTGATGAGCCAGGTCTTCCGCCTCCAGCCGCAGGGGCCGGCACACGCCTACACGACGTACTCGGTCAAGAGCCCCATCGCCACGCACTGGCGCAAGGCCACGTGCGAGGAGTCAGGCTGCCAGGCGTACACGCACGGCTGGCGGGTCCGCAAGGAGACGCTCACCCCCGAACTTCTCCACACGGCGACGACGTCCGGCCGCAAGTACACCGAACTCAACGTCGGACCGGGCGAGACCTACCTCGTGTACGAGGCGGGCCAGTCCTGCTTCGCCCAGGCCACGCACCGCGTGCCCCTGGACCGCCCAGAGCTGTACATCGTCCGGGGCGGCGACTGGCGCGGTAACCCCCGTGGAGAGAGCCGCGTCCACACCAAGCCCGAGCACTGGCTCGAAGACCTGCACGAGCACACCGACCGCATCAACAAGCTCATCCAGGGAGGATGATCATGGCGAAGATCTCTGGCAAGGCGTGGACCACTCTGAGCGTGGACACGTCCGCCGGTTCTCTGACCGACATTCGTAACGACGTCGTCTCCTTCGACTTCGCGACCCCGCGCACCACGCAGGACGTGACCGGCGTCGACAAGGCGGCGATGGAGCGCCTGCTGCTCCTGAGCGACTTCTCCATCAACCTGTCCGGTGTCTTCAACGCCTCCGGCTCGCACGGCGTGTTCAAGACGGTGTCGTCCAGCGACGCTGCCCGCACCGTCTCTCTCGGCATCGCCTCGCAGACGCTGTCCAACGAGTGCGTGTTCACCGACTACGCCCTCACCCGCGCATCCGGCGGCGAGTTCACCTGGACGGCTCCCGGCGTGCTGGCCGACGGCGCGACGCCCCAGTGGTCGTAAGCACCCCACCCGAACGAGACCGAGGAGAGCCCGTGGGCTACCGCGCAGAGAAGAAGAAGATCGTCGTACGGTTCGCCCAGGACCACGACCTGTACGGCTTCGAGGCCACGTTCCAGGGCATGGACATCCGCACCTACCTGAAGATCGTCGGCATGGACGGCAGCAAGGCCGAGAGCCTCGGCGAAGGCATCCACCGCTGCGCCGAGGCCCTTCTCGATTGGAACCTCGAAGACGAGGACGGCAACCCCGTCCCGGCCACCGCCGACGCGTTCATGGCACAGGACCACCACTTCGTGATGGCCGTGTCCAGCGCCTGGTTCTCCGGCCTGGCGGGGGTCCAGGAGGGCAGCCCTTTGGCCGAGAACTCGCCGTCTGGCGAGAAGTCCCCCGAGGCACAGATTCCGATGGAAATCGCCGCCTAGAGCCGACCGAACTCTCCTACGCCCGCTACGTCCTCGGGCTGTGCAGAGAGTTCGGAAAGCTCCCCGAAGAGATCTACGAGGCAGATACCGAGCTGCTTCGCCTCCGGGCCATCGAAGCCCTGGGGACCCCGCCGGAAGAAGAGGGAGGTGTGAACAATGGCCAACATCATCACTATTGAGGTGCGGGCGCAGGGCGCGAAGTCCCTGGACAACCTCAAGAAGTCGCTCATCTCCCTCGCCCCGGCCGCTGCCCCGGCGTCGGCCGTCGTCGCCCAGGGACTCGCCGCTATCGCCGCGCAGGCCGGCGCAGCGACCGTCGCCACGGCGGCACTCGGCGCGGCGGTTATCCCCCAGGTCAAGGCCATGAACGACCTGGCTTCCGCGCAGGCGGCGCAGGTCAACTCGATGAAGCCGATCCCCGCTGCGACCCGGCAGGCAGCCCAGAGCTTCACGCAACTGCGGGTTGCCTACCGTGACTGGTCCGACGAACTAGCTGGCGACGCCATGCCCGTCGTCAGCAAGAGCATGCAGAACATGACGGCGATCCTCCCGCACCTCTCCGAAACCGTCAGGGGCGCGTCAACCGAGTTCGACCGGCTCATGAACATCATCGCTGGAGGCGTCGGCGGGGGCGCTTTCGCGAAGATGATGGACCAGTTCGCCGAGTTCTCCTCCGGTGCGCTGAACAGTTTCGTCGACGGCGTCGTCCGTCTCTCGCGCGTACTGAGCGAAGGCGGAGGCCGAGGACCGCTCACCGAATTCATCGAGTACGCCAGGGAGAACGGCCCCGCCGTTCAGGAGACGCTTCGCTCGCTCGGTGAAGCTGTCATGAACCTGATAAGCGCCATGGCTGAGGCAGGCCCGTCAGCCCTGGCCATCGTGAATGTATTCGCCGACCTGATCTCCGCCATCCCGCCCGAGTTCCTCGGCACCCTGCTGAAGCTGTACACCGCGTTCAAGCTGATCACGACCGCAGGCGCGGGCATAGCAGCGCTGATCGGTATCTTCGGCGGCCTGCGGACCGCCTTCCTCGGCGTCTACGCATCCACCGCCACGCTCGCTGGCACCATCGCCGCTCTGCGCGCCGCCTTCCTCGCCCTCGGCACGGCCGCCAAGGCGTCCGTCATCGTCGGCGGCATCGCCCTGCTGGCCGTGGCCGTGGAGAAACTCACCTCCATCGGCGAGAAGGCCCCGCCCAACGTGGACAAGCTGACCGCGTCGCTCGGCAAGCTGGGCCAGACCGGAAAGGTCTCCGGTTACGCGGCGGAGCAGTTCGGCAGCAACTTCGAAAAGCTGGGCGAGCAGATCAACAAGGTGCTCAACCCCAGCGTCACGGACAGCATCGACAACTGGGGTGCCGACATCACGGACGGCCTCCTCGCGGCGAGCGACTCGATGGAGGAGTTCAAGGAGAGCGCAAAATCCGTCGATGAGTCTCTCGTCAGGCTGGTTCAAGGCGGTAACGCCGAGGAAGCTGCGGCTGGTCTCCGCGTCCTGGCAGAGATGCTGGGGCCGGAGAAGTTCGCGCGACTCCGGGAAGAGCTGGACGGCTACGACAGCGTGCTTGCCGACCTGGCCTTCGAGCAGGACCAGGTCGCCCAGTCCATGGGCGTCTTCGGGCAGGCCGCCCACGAGACCGCGCGAGGTCTTGCCGAGCAGAAGCGCGCGGCCGACGGCCTGAAGGCGTCCCTCTTCGCCCTCACCGAGGTCAACCGGGACGCCTACGACGCACAGATCGCCTTCGAAGAGTCCCTCGACGGCCTGGCCGAAGCGTTCGCGAAGAACGGGGCCAATCTCGACATCAGCACCGAGGCAGGCCGCGAGAACGGCAAGGCCATGTCCGCCGCTGCCGCCGCGCAGCAGGAGATGATCCTCGCCGGTATCGCGGCAGGCGACACCCTCGAAACGATGGTCGGCAAGTCCTCGAACCTCCGCACCGAGATGATGCGGCTGGCCACCGAAGCCTTCGGCGGCAACACGGCAGCGGCCGAGGACTACGTCAACACCCTGCTAGGCACCCCCGAATCGGTCACCACCTACATCCGGATGGAGCAGGAGCAGGCCGCCGCCGACCTGGAGAACTTCTACGCCGTCCTGCAAGACAAGCCAAGCGCCAAGAGCATCACCCTGGAGACGCTGTCCGCAGCGGCTGAAGCCACACTGACGAGCTTCGGCCTCCAGGTCGAGCGCCTGCCCGACGGCAGGGTCACCGTCACGGCCGCGAACGGTCAGGCGATCGGTGCCATCAACGCCGTCACCACCGCCATGAACAACCTGGACGGCACGGTCGCCACCACCTACGTCCACCAGAAGTTCATCCAGTTCGGCAACAAGGTCATCGCACCTCAGTCGGCCGGCCGCATGGCGTCGGGCGGCCCGATCCGTGGCCCCGGCACCGGCACCTCCGACGACATCCCGATCATGGCGTCGAACGGCGAGTACGTCATGCGTGCCGCCGCCGTCGACAAGTACGGCGAGAAGTTCCTGGACCTGCTCAACGAGGGGAAGCTCGACCTGCCGCGCTTCGCCAAGGGCGGCAAGGTCTCCGAGGCCGAGCGAGCGCGGAAGGAACTCATCGACTTCACGTCGCTGTCGTACTTCAGCCGCAACGCCGGATTCAAGAACAACGAGTTCATCTCCGGCGTCGTCAACGCCAAGAGCGTGGGCGACATCGTCCGCACGATGAACCAGATGGCCAGCCTCATCCGCAAGTCCAGCAGCGGCAAGGCAGAGGAACGTGCGCTGCGCGCCATCGGCGCGGACGGGAGCGGCAACCCGCTCTGGCAGCACCAGCGCAACCTTCAGGCCGTCAACAAGTCCCTGGAGAACGCGAAGAAGAAGCTCGACGACCTGCGCGACTCGGCTGCCCAGCTGCGCGAGTCCGTCAAGGGCAAGGTGCTCGGCGAAGCCGACATCACCCAGACGGCCCGCGCCAGCGACACCCAGACCACCATCAACACGGTGCTCCGCCAGATGCGCGGCAGCGCCAGCAACTCCAAGCAGTTCGCGTCCATGCTCAGCCAGCTCAAGAACAAGGGCCTCTCCGGCGACCTCATCTCCCAGATCGCCGAAGCGGGCATCTCGGGTGGCGGCATGGAGACCGCCGCCGCCATCCTCGGCGGCGGAGCAAGCGGCATCAAGGAACTCAACGCCCTCCAGAAGGACATCAACAAGTACGCCACGGCTGCCGGGAAGACCGCCTCGGACGCCATGTACGGCGCAGGCATCGCCGCCGCCGACGGTCTGGTCAAGGGCCTCCAGAAGAAGCAGGACCAGATCGAGGCCACCATGCTCAAGATCGCCAAGAGCATGGAGAAGGCGATCAAGAAAGCTCTCGGTATCAAGTCGCCCTCCAAGGTCATGGAGGAGATCGGCGACTTCACCGCCGAAGGCTTCGCGCGAGGCATCGAGCGCAACACCAGCGTGCGACCCGCCTGGGACTCCATGCTCAACCAGCCGGCCCCCGCAAACGTCGAACGCCCGGCCGGTGGCGGACAGGGAGGTCTCGTCCTGGAGATCCGCTCCGGCGGCTCCCGCCTCGACGACCTCATCGTCGAGATCATCCGCAAGTCGATCCGCACCAAGGGCGGCGGCAACGTGCAGGCATACCTGGGGGCGTGACCGATGGCCGAACACCCCATCGTCGAACTCAAGGTCGGCGATACCTGGACCGACATCACGTCGTACGTCTACTACCGCGACGGCATCACCATCACGCGGGGCCGCAGTGGCGAAGGCTCCCAGATGGAGACCTCCCGCTGCTCCTTCACGCTGAACAACCGCGACGGCCGGTTCTCCCCCCGCAACCCGCACGGGCCGTACTACGGGCAGATCGGACGCAACACGCCCATCCGCGTCAGCGTGGACGGCGGCCTGGCCTACCTCAACTGCACCGGAGGGACCGGAGGCCGCGTCTCGACTCCGGACACGTCCGCACTCGACATCACCGGCGACATCGACGTCCGCGCCGAGGTGTTCCTGCGCGACTGGAACGTCCCCGACAACACGGAGATCGTCGGCAAGTACCTCACCACCGGGAACCAGCGATCCTGGCGGCTGTACCTCTCCACCGGCGGCTACCCCACCCTCGGCTGGTCCTCCGACGGCACGAACGTCACCACCGCCACCTCCACCACCGCACTCGCGACCAACGGCCGCTCCCGCATGGCCATCCGCGCCACCCTCGACGTCGACAACGGGGCCAGCGGCAAGACCGTGACCTTCTACACCGCCGACTCCATCGACGGCCCCTGGACCCAGCTCGGCAGCGCCGTCACCACGGCGAGCACCACGTCCATCTACTCGTCGTCCGCGCCGCTGGAGATCGGCGACATCAGCACATCCACCCTCACCCCCGTCACCGGCCGCATATATGCAGCGCAGGTGTTCAACGGGATCAACGGCACCGCCGTCGCCGACGTCGACTTCACCGCCCAGACAGTCGGGGACACCTCATTCACGGGCGACGACGGGCTCACCTGGACCGTCTCCAGTCCCGCGTCCCTGTCCAACCGGCACCTCCGCTTCACCGGCGAAGTGTCGGACTGGGCCGTCGACTGGGACATCTCCGGCAAGGACGTTGTCACCAAGATCGAGGCGGCCGGGATCATCCGACGCCTCACCCAGAGCGCGTCCCCGCTACGGTCCCCCATGTTCAGGGACTTCACCAACCCCCAGCGCACGGGCATCGTCGCCTACTGGCCCCTCGAAGACGAGGCAGGCGCGTCCTCCTTCGCCTCCGGCATCACCGGCCACCCCGTCATGAAGTACACCGGACGCCCCACCCTGTCCTCCTCCAGCGTGTGGGCGGGCTCGGCGAACCTCCCTGTCATGAACGACGGCACCTTCACCGCCGTCGTGCCGCCCTACACGTACACCGGTGAAATCGCGTTCCGGTTCCTCTGCAACATTCCCGAAGCGGGCGTCGTCGCCGAAACGCTGCTGTTCTCCCTGAACACCACTGGCACCTGCAAGCGGTGGGAAGTCGTCCTCGCCACCTCCGGAGCCCTCCGCGTCACCGCCTACGACACCAACAAGAACGAACTCCTCGGCGCGAGCTTCATCGGATTCACCCCCAACGGCGAGCTGATCAATCTCACCCTCGAACTGGTGCAGGACGGCTCCGACGTCGACTACCGCCTCCTCTACGCCAACTACACCGACACCGAGCTGATCACCGGCGGCATCCCCCAGACCGCGATCAGCGGCACCCTCGCCTCCTACACCCTCGGCAGCGTCTCCCGCATCACCATCGGCGACGCCGGGCTGTCCGACACGTCCATCGGCCACATCTCCCTCGCCAACGACCGCTCCGCCTACACCGCCACCGGCGCGGCCATCCTCGGCTGGCGGGGAGAGAACCCCACCAACCGGCTGCGCCGCCTCGTCGCAACCGAGCAGGGCATCCCCCTTCAGGTCCACACGCGCGCCCAGACCGGCAACCCCGTCACCCTCGGCACCCAGACGCAGAAGGACTTCGTCGACCTGGTCCGGGAGATCGGCGACACCGACCTCGGCATCCTCTACGAACCGCGCGACGACATCGGCTTCGCCTACCGTTCCCGGCTGTCCCTGTACAACCAGCCCGCCCGACTCACCCTCGACTACTCCGCGCACGGACTGGCCGCGCCGCTCCTGCCGTCCGACGACGACCGCTACACCCGCAACGACATCACCGTCACCCGGGAAGGCGGCTCCTTCTACCGGGCGGTGCTTGAGGAGGGCACCCTGTCCGTGCAGTCCCCGCCGGACGGCGTCGGACGCTACGACGAGAACGTCACCCTCTCCCTCGGCACCGACGCCCAGACCGCCGACCAGGCCGGCTGGCGGCTCCACACCGGCACCGTGGACGAGGCCCGCTACCCGCAGGTCAGCCTCAACCTGCGACACGCCACCTTCACCGGCGACGCGTCCAAGATGGACGACGCCCTGCGGCTCGACATCGGCGACCGCATCGTCATCACCAACCCGCCGGACTGGCTGCCGCCCGACGACATCGAGCTGCTCGCCGTCGGATTCCAGGAGACACTCGGCATCCGGGAACGCGACATCGTCGTCAACTGCATCCCCGCCTCCCCGTACAACGTGGCTTTCGCCGACGCCCCCCGCTACGCCCGCGCCGACGCCTCCACCTCCGTACTGGCCGGAGCCCTGACGACGTCCCAGCCCACCGCGAACGTGAAGTCGTTCGACGGCCCGCTGTGGGTCACCGCCGCGCCCAGCCTCATCACCAACTACGAACTGGCCACCGACCTCACCGACTGGTTCGGCAACGGCTGCACCCTCGAACGGGTGCCGGCACCCGCCGACGCCCCGTTCGACAGCGCCTGGGTCATGAAGCTCACCCCCGACGGCGTCGCCCAGTACCCGAACGCCGGGCATGACCTCGTCCCCGTCACCGAAGGCCGCACCTACACCGCCTCCGGCTGGCAGATGGGCGCGACCGACCTGAACGCCGGGCTCAACATCAACTGGTTCGACTCGGGCGGCAACTACCTGTCCACCAGCGCCAACGGACAGACCATGACCGCCGGGGAGTGGACCTGGTTCGAGGCATCCGCCACCGCCCCCGCCGGGGCCGTGTACGCGAACATCGCGCCGACCGTCTCCACGTACCCACCGTCCACCGACATCCTGTACTCGTCGGTCCTCACACTCCGCCCCACGATGCCGGGCGAGACACCCTTCGACTTCCCCGTGAACGTGCGCTGCAACGGCGAGATCATGCGGGTTACCGCCTGCACCGACGCCGTCCACGACACCTTTACCCGCACCGTAGCCAGCGGGTGGGGAACCGCCGACATCGGCGGAGCCTGGACCATCCGGGCCGGGACCGCATCCGAGCACTCCACCAGCGGCACGTACGCCGTGCACACCAACCCGTCGCCCGGCTTCGCCCACATCACAACCGTGGCCTCACCTGGCGCAGACGTGGACCTGCTGTGCGACATCGCCGTCAGCGCCACTGCCACCGGAGCATCCATCCTCGGAGGCCCCGTCGCCCGGTGCGTCGACAACAACAACCACTACATGGCCCGCCTGGAGTTCACCACCGGCGGCGCGATCAACCTCACCCTGCGCAAGCGAGTGTCCGGGTCGGAGACCCAGCTCGCCGCCCTCAGCAGCGTGCTGTCCTACACGGCCACCACCTTCTACCGGGTCCGCTTCCAGATCGCAGGCAGCACCCTGCGCGCCAAGGTCTGGGCCGCCTCCGGCACCGAGCCGCGCTCCTGGCAGGTGACGACCACGGACACAGACATCACCGCCGCCAACAACGTCGGCATCCGGTCCTTCACGAACACCAGCAACTCGAACACCAACCCGGAGGTCCGGGTCGACAACTTTCGCATCGTCAACCCGCAGACGTTCACCGCGGACCGGTCCGTCAACGAGGTCGTCAAGACCCACGACTTGGGCACCGACGTCCGCCTCGCCCACCCAACCTACGTGTCGATCTAGGAGGAACCATGACGCAGTGGACGGCGGGCATGCGCGTCACCGCCGAACGCATCAACGACGACCACCCCGGGGAGTGGCAGGACGTCACCCTCAGCAACTGGGACCAGGGCGCTCTCACCTACGCACCGCTGCGCATACAGAAGGTCGGCAACCGCGCACGCCTCGACGGCCACGCACAGCCCGGAAGCACCTTCTCCGGCAACCAGACCGCCTTCACGGTGCCGTCCGACCTCGCCCCCGCGTACACGCAGTACCGCATGGCCGTACGCATCACCTCGGCCACACCCACCGTGTTCCTCGGCGTCGTCATCAACACCACCGGGACCGTCACGGTGTACTCCACCGCGTCGATCGGTGCCACCGACCGGTTCAACTTCTCCGGCATCGAATGGCCCCTCGACTGACCGCCTCAGAGAAGGAATTGTCATGGCCACACCACTCACGGCAGCCCAGTTCCTGGCCACGCTCAAGGCGGAAGGCGTCTCCGTCGTCGAGGTCGGCAGCTGGAAAACCCACAACCGCAACCACAAAGGCCCGTGGGGCGGCGTCAACGGCGTCATGATGCACCACACTGGGGCCTACTCCACCCAGCAGGGCATGGTCGACCTCTGCCGTACCGGCTACTCCGGCCTCCCCGGTCCCCTCTGCCACGGCGTCATCGACCGATCCGGCACCGTCCACCTCGTCGGCTACGGACGGGCTAACCACGCGGGCCTCGGGGACGACGACGTCTACAGGGCTGTCGTCGCCGAGACGAAGCTCCCCGTGGACAACGAGGCCAACACCGACGGCAACCGGCACTTCTACGGCTTCGAAGCAATCAACACCGGTGCCGGGCAGGACTGGCCCGCCGCCCAGGTCGAGGCGATGGTCCGCGTCTCGGCCGCCGTCTGCCGGGCGCACGGCTGGAAAGCCCTCTCGGTCATCGCCCACAAGGAGTGGCAGCCGGGCAAGCCGGACCCGACGGGCATCGACATGGACGACTTCCGAGCCCGGGTCGCCGAGCGACTGAAGCACGCCGCGTCGTGGAGCCCCACGAAGAAGCCCTCGACGCCCGCACCCGCACCCGTGAAGACCCTCGAACAGCGCGTCGCCGATCTGGAGAAGCGCGTCAAGAACCTGGAGGCACGATGAGCCTGTACGTCCGAGACCTTGCCGAGCGCGTTGCCGCGACGTTCCTTCAGGGCTTCGCCGGGGCGGTCGTCATCACCGAGCTGAACGACCTGGAGATGTACAAGGCGGCGGCAGCCGCCGGGCTCGCTGCCGTCGTGTCCCTCGCCAAGGGGCTGCTCGCCAAGAAGGTCGGCAACAACGACAGCGCTTCCCTCGACGGGGGTGTGTGATGACGACCCCGGACAACGTGGCCCTGGAGCTGGAGAAGCTCCGGCGGGTGATGGAGGTCGGGTTCACCGACCTCAACGGGAAGATCGACCGCCTCACCGAACGGGGCGAGCGCACCGTCGCCGACGTCGCTGCCCTGGAGGTGCGGATGACGGCTGTCGAGCGCCGCGTCTGGGGCGCTTCCGGTGCCGCTGCGCTCGCCGGCATGGCTGTGCCGACCCTGCTTCAGTTCTTCGGAGGATGACTGACGGCGCGCCCACATCCGGGGCGCGCCGTCAGGATTCTGCTCACTCCTCCACGGGCGGTGTGATGCGCGGCCCCCTCGTCGGGTCCGTGTGGCGCATCCAGAAGACGATGTCGTGGTTCGCGGAGGCCACGATGTCCCCCGACAGCCACTCCTCGTCGCCCTCGATCGCGAACTTGATGTCGACGCCCAGCGCGTCCATGTACTTGCGGACGCTCTGAAACATCACGTCCGGGTACATGGACTCGATGCGGCAGACCTGTGTCCTTGACACGGCCATCAGCCTCGCGACATCCCTCTGCGTCAAGCCCACACGCTTGCGCAGGTCGGCCAAGGTCATGTCCTGCGGGCTCTCCCCCGCCATTCTCCGCTCCTTCCTCGGCGCGCTCAGCGGAGCCACGGGCCACCTGCCTTGCGCCACTCGCGGTACAGACACCACGCCTCCTTGCACAGCTGCTGGGAGCGACAGTCCGCGCACAGGAGAGCGTGGTCCATCAGCACCCGAAAGCACCGCTCGACCGGGGTCAGCTCCTCGCGCCCGACGTCACCCGTCTGGCTCACAGCAGGTCGGCGAACGGGATCAGGGCGTTGGCCTCGCGGCACGGTTCGCAGGCGAACAGTCCGACGCCGGGACCGCTGGCCTGCTCGATGGCGGCGACCAGCCGGACGCCCTCGCTGTAGCCCTTGTGCCAGGAGCACCAGCCGTGCGACCGCACATCGGCCTGGGTCTGGGCAGGCTCCTCCTGCGGGATCTCACTCATGTCGCCTCTTCAATGTCACTGTCTCTGTCACCTTCGGCAGCTCTTGTGTGAGCTAGACACAGGCTAGAGGAACTTGTATCGGCCTGTCTCGACTTGTATCGCTACGTATCGACACGTAGCTCCTGATGCCGGGCCGTACACCCACGCCTACGTTCGGATCATGGCCACCAATCCGGACGCAGAGATCGACCACGAGGGGCCGGTGACCCCCTACCGCCAGCTCGCGGAGATCCTGAAGGCGCGTATCCAGCGCGGTGACTGGGCCGAGGGGCGTCCGATCGCCTCCGAGACCCGGCTCGTGCAGGAGTACGGCCTGGCCCGGTCCACCGTCCGGCGGGCCATCGCGGTCCTCGTCGAGGAAGGCGTGGTCTGGACGGTCCAGGGGCGCGGCACGTACGTCGGGCAGCCTCCCGAAGAGGAGTAGCGGACCTCTCCGAAGACGCACTTCGGGGTCCCGCGAGGGGATCCCGAAACCTGAAACTGTGCAGGTCAGCCCCGATATCAGGGGCGAAACCGGTTTCGGGGAGGGGCGAAACCACAGCCCCTCCCCGAAACCACCTCACGAGCCTTGCTTGACCTCCTGGACGGGCTCCAGATCGTCCCACCTGAGGCCCTTCGCACCGCCGCAGCAGTCGCGGATGGTGATCTGCCTGGTGCTCACCTTGAAGGGCTTGAGAGCCGCGCTGAGAGCCGTGGACGCCTCGGCCGTCGGCATCTGCATCCACGGCCCGTAGAGGTCCGGACGGTAGACGGCGAGGGCCTCGACGAGCCGGTGCGAGTGGACCGTGTCGACGCCGTCGGGCCACACCGCCCGCACGTGGTCGACGATCGTCTCGACGGCTCCCTCCTCCACCAGATCACCGATCGACTGCCCGGACAGGGTCCCGGCCGCCGTGCGCAGCGCGAGCGCCCGAGCCGCGATCTCCTCGGCCTCCGTCTGCTTGATGAACGCGGCCCGCACCGTGACGCCTTCGCGCCCCCGGGCGAGAATCCCGGTGCCCTGCTCGTCGACGCTGATCTCCGTGGCCCGCAGCCCGCGGTCGTAGGCCCCCGTGCCGAGCACGTTGTTGTTCGCCCGCCAGTCCATGACGGCGAGGCACAGGCGAGTGCCGACGTTGGATGACACGGACGTCGGGAGGGACTTCGCGTCGGGGTTCTGCGTCAGCAGGATGAGGATGATCCCGTAGGCGCGGGCCTTCTTGATCAGCCTCGTAGCCAGGGCGGTCGCTTCCTCCTTGTACTCCTCATGAGTGAAGAGTTCCTGGACCTCGTCGATGACGATGACGCGCGGCCCGAGGTTCTGCTCGGGGTACTTCTCGGCGAGGGCGCGGGTGACCTTGCGGCCCTCAGGAACCTCAGAGGCGGGCAAGGAGCGGATGAACGCCGCCCGACGCTGGTACTCGGCGATCCCTGCGCGCATGCCCGCCAGGGCGGCCTCCAGATCCTCGTCCTCATCGCCAGACATGTAGCGGTGGCACACCGGCTTGACCGAGTCCAGGTCGCCGGACCCCTTCAGCTCGTAGATCCACAATTCCGCCGTCGGGTCAAGGGCCACGCCGAGCACGATGGCCAGGGCGCACGACGTCTTACCGGAGCCGGGGATGCCGCCGACCAGCAGGTTCGAGTACATCAGGGTGATCTCGATGAGGTTGCCGCGCGGGTCGAAGCCGAAGGGGATCGGCTCGTAGACGTCCGCCTGCCCCTCCTTCATGAGAGGCCACAGCTTCCTGCCCGCCTTCGCAGGATCACGCTGGGCAACCCACATAATCAGCCGTCCGGGGTGCGCAGCGCGGTCCTCCTCCAGCCACACCGTGCTGATGGGACGGCGCATGGCGGCGGCGAGCGCGGCCCGCTTCTCCAGCACCTCCGTGGCTTTCACTCCCGGCGGCAGGTCGACCTCCGCGCGCCAGCCCGGTCCGTCGCGCATCACCTCGGAGGCGAACTCGACGCCACGGCGGTTCTTCTTCCCCTCGATGCCGATCGCGGCGAGCGCGTCGAACACCTCGGTCGAGTCGAGGCGTCGCAGCACGTTGGTGGCGACGTAGCGGGTGATGAGGGGTTTGTCGCCCTGCTTGCCGAACAGCCCGAGAAGCGCGACGAGTCCGACGAGGACGACGGCGGTCCAGCCGGGGGTGACGAGCGCGCTGACGGCCAGGGTGACAAGCGCTGCGCCAGCCACGGCGAGGGAGGCGATGCGGCGCGGGCGGACTCGGCGGGAGTGTTCGCGAGACAGGGCCAGCCACGCCTCAATGTCGGCGCTGGCGGCGGCCTTGGCCTCGACGGGGCGGGCCTCGGTGTCCGCGACCCACTTGCCCCAGCGGACGATCAGGCGGCCCGCGCCGCGCGGTGCCCGCATCAGGAGACGCAGGAGGTAGACGGGCGCGCGGAGGGTGTGAAAGGCCGTGACGTGCGCGTAGTACGACAGCGTCCAGCGGGTGGCTTCGGCGAACTGAGAGGAGCTACGCAGGGCCTGCGGGACGACGGGTGGAGCGTCGGCCAGGTACGCCTGCTTCTCGGCGATCCAGCTTCCGGGGTCGTTGTTCTGCTCGGGAGGGTCGACGAGCCGGGGCTCGGCGTTCTGAACGACGTCGATGATGGTCTCGGTGATGTCCCCGGGCTCGATGTCCTTGCGCAACGGAATGACGTTCTCGGGCATGATTGCCTTTCCTGCCTCTAACGGGGTGGGGACCCCGGGGACGGCCATAACTTCGTGACAGTGGTGTGGGCCGTCCCCGGGGGCTTTTACTTCCTGCGGCGGGCCTCTTCTCGGGCCTGTGCCTTCTCAGCGATTTCGTCGACGCGCTTCTCCAGGAACGCGGTCTTCTTCCCCCGCGCCTTCCTGCGCTGGATCCGTGCGCCGATGGCGACGGTCTGGGCGATCTCCCGCCAGTTGTGCGGGTCGTGAGGCGTAGCAGGCATGGTCATTTCCCCTTCTGGAAATCAGCCCACAGGCCGCGCAGGACCAGCAGGCAGGCGGTGGCGCAGATCGCGCCGACCGCGATGGCCACGGCGAACAGCGCAGCCACGAGCCCGACGGACACGGTCACGCCGCCGATGACGAGCCACTTGGTGGCGTTGAACTCCGCGCGAGGGGCGGGTACGGGCACGTGCTGCTGGCCGGCGAGGTACTGCTGGGCGGCGAGTACGGCGGCGATCTGGCGTACCCGCTCCACGTTCTCGGCTGCTTCGACGGCGTCGAGTGCCGCCTTCTCCAGGTCGCTCATACCTGTGCTCCTTCGAGTGCGGCGCGGATACGGCGGGCACGCTGCTGGCCGATGGAGTACGCCTCCTTCAGCTCCTTGTAGGTGGGTACGCGGCCCGGGAAATCGGTGCGTGCCCGCTCGACGAGTACGTCGTCGTGCTCGCCGTCGGCTGGGGGTACGGGCGCGGTGACCTGGCGGGTACGCCGCGTCTTCTTCTCTGCGAGTACGACCTTGGGCTGCGGGGCGGGTACGGGTACGTCCTGCACCTCGGGTACGAGTACGTCGGTATTCCGAGGCGCGAGTTCGGGTACGGCGGGCGTATCCGAGAGCGCCGAGTACGGGGCAGGTACGGGTACGCGCTCGACCTTCGGCTGCTCGTACTCGGCGTACTCGGCGGTGCACTCGGGTACGTCAGCGGCTTCACTGCGGGCCAGCGCGTGGGTACGCCACAGGGCGACGGGTACGAGCAGCGAGATGACCACAACCATCGGGATGTTGACGGTCATCACGCGGGCGTCGAGCAGGTGGGCGGCCACCTGGGCGGCACCCATGAGGGCGAGGGACAGGGTGATGTCGAACGCCTTGAACCAGCGCAGGGCCGCCACCACGTAGGCGTCGATCGCCAGGGGCAGCATGACGGCGATGGCCGGGTCGGCACCCAGGGCACGCGCCAGGTCGTACTCGGCGGTGGCGGTGAAGGCGATCCCCGCCCCGAGGGACACGCGCGTCAGCCAGACGCGGATACGGTCGGTGGTCATCACGCGGCCTCCAGACGGTGCTGCCGGTGCTCGGTCGGCGGGGGGAGTTCCTTCCAGCCCAGGCGCGGCCACCCGCACATGGCCGTCAGTTCGCGGCGCTCGGTGCGGTTGCCGGTCGTGGTCCAGTAGCGGACCTTGGGGCGGCGGCGGACCTTCATGGCGTAGCCGTTGCGGAAGGCGTCGCGGCTGTGCACGGACGGGTCGTGGGGGATGTAGTCGTAGCGGGGCGTCTTGCGCTCCATGTCCGTCCAGCCCGCGTAGTTGAAGTTCAGGGCGCGGTAGACGAAGCCCATGTGCCCGTGGGCGGTGTCGGCGTACGAGGTGACGATGTGCGGCGGGAGATGCCGCAGGGCGCGGGAGACGAACCAGGACTCGGTGTTACGTGGCATGTCGTCGTGCACCCACAGCCGGTTCAGTTCGATCACGCGGGAGGGGTTGGAGGGGCACGCGCCCATCTGCATGTGGCGGCTGGCCGGGGCACCGAAGGTGACGATGCCGACGAGGCGGTCGTCGAGGTGCAGGCCGTAGGCGTGGGAAACCATGGGCTTGCGGTGCATGTAGTGCTCGCGCTCGGCGACCAGGCGTGCCAGGGAGGCGCTGATGGTGGTCACCGACAGGCCACCCGTGAGGGGGACGACGTTCAGTTCGCTCAC